ACCAGACATTATTCGCATCCATTCCATAATTTTTTGACGGACTTCCATGTTTTCATCATTAATTACTGTGGTTGTCCAATTGTCAAATGTACGAAAACCATTCAATTTATAAGCCCTTCCTCCAAAATTTACTGGAAGAGGTGCAATATTATTAGCAGGTAATGCTGCTGCTTTTACGAGAATATTTGCATTATCAGAAAAACTTAATGTTGAAGTGGTTGAATTAATATCAATCTTGTATAATGACGGTCTGGCTCCACCACCACCTGCCACCAAGTTGCTTTTAAATTCTGTAACTTTAAATGCCATGTGTGTCCTTTATTGTTTTGGGAAAGCTGAGATGTTTCCAGTACCTATAATATTATAATGCTGATATGCCCAAGTAACATCAAATTGTTCGATATCACTCATTGTATCATAACTTAGTGGAATTTCAGCAATAGTCGTGGGCCACAATCCTGTAAAGTTTACTTCTAAAATTTTGGTGCCCGATTTATCATATTGAGCCAATGTTCCAGTTGACCATTCTGAACCCATTTCTGGGCCAAAACTGCTATCTCTTACATTTTCAACATGACTGTTTATTAACTCCATCCATGTTTCAATGTCAGCACGTTCTTTACCTGCTTCAGTTTGAATAATGGTTGTTGATAAATCCCCAAAAACCATATCGCCGGGAATTTTTACAGTCCGTCCAAAATACTGTCTCTCTATAGGAGTTACAGTAAGAGGCGGAAGTGCGGAAACATTACAATACAAATTAATACTACCTACTGTAGTTGTACCAGAAATGTTAAAATCAAAAAACGCTGGACGGGCGCCTCCATACTGAAGCGCCGCCTTAAAAGTGTCTATTCCAGATGTCCATGTTGCCATTTAGTTTCTCCTGTTTAATACTTGTTACTTTTATTTATATCAAAATTATTAAACAGCACCAACGACTTCAGAGAATTCCACTCCACTACGAACCGCAACAAAGTTGAGTTGAATGAAGTTAATTGCTCTTGAAGGTTTGATAAAGATATCACCTTGGAACCTGTTAGTATCTACAACTTGTGGTGTATTATTAGAATCGTCACAAACTACCAAGAAGTCTGTAATTCCACCCCGACCTTGAATGTCACGGAGAAATGGCTCGACCATTGACACAAACTGTGCTCTTGTGAACTCATCGTTGAATTCAAACAACTGGAATCTGGCTGCATTTGCAATCGCTTTTTCCAAAAGAATGAACAACCTTCGTACATTGATTCTATCAAATGCAGATGGTTTTGTCAATTGTGTCTTGTCACCAAACATAAGAGTACCTTCGCCTGGGAACGAAACAATTGGATTAACCTGTGCCTGATACAACTTATCACGTTCTGCTTTCTTCGGATTGAAAGGAAGATTTACAACTCCCTTAATTTGTCCTCTGGTAAATCCAGCAGGAGAGAAGAAAGGATCACGGTCTGTATCAGTTCTTGCACAAAGACCAGCAATATCACCATTTAATGGCATATAACGGAATTTGTCGTTATGTTTGTCGAATCCACGTTTCCATCCTGAATCCATAACTGCATATGAGGAATTCTGATTAACAGTATTCCTATGGTCAACCACATTATCAGCTGCAACTGAAGAACTTGAAGCTCCAACAACATCTGCTTTTTCTGGCGAGAAAAATGCAACACAATCTTTACGTGATTCTGCAATGTTTCCAATTACGTGACGAATAACTGTTGAACTATGAGATCCACACATAACCAGAGAAACATCAACATCTTCTGCTGATTTCAGAAAATCATACGCCCTAATAAGATCTGCATCAGAAGGAGCTGTTCCATCTGATCCACCTTGCATACTTAATGTCAAAGGATGAGAAGGATTAGCAAATTCGTCAACAGTTTGTGTTCCACCAGCATCAGCGGTTGCACCCCAAGCACGCATAGTTGCTGAACCTGTAATCGAATTTGTGAAAAGGGTTCCATCTCCTGCGAGATCTTGAGCAGCAGCATTTGTGGAAAATCCTATAATTGAAGGATGATTCAACCACCAGATATATCTAGAATTTTTGTTGATGTAATTTTTATAAAAAACATCTTCTCCTTGAATATCTTTTGCACCACTTGCAACCGAAAGGTTTGCATGTGCTTCTATCACTTCACCTATTGTTCCTGTCCAATCTCCATCTTCATCTATAACAGCGACATGAATTTCATCATTTTCCATGAGTTTGTCAGCCGCATATGCTGATGTTGTAGGGGGCCCCTCTGCAAATGCACCTTTGTATTCCCACTCTCTTGAATGTCCTTGAGCAGAGGCAGCAGTGAGAAATTTAGTTGAAGTTACTATTACAGTATTTGATGTAAGAGTTTTTACTCTCTTAGACTCACCATTAACAACAATTGTATCTCCTATGGAATATTGTGTGTCAAATAACGTACCTGTACCTGTTACGGTAGCACTATCAGCAGTTACTGCAACAGTTCCCTTCATAAAAGAAGAACTTGTGCTAAATGCAGATCTCTTTCTGCGTGTAACTGCGGTTCCTGAACTTACATCAGCAGTATCGGTTGCACTTGTTGAATGCATAGTACAAAGAAGATTAGAGGTAATAGCAGTAACAATGTGATATCCTGTTTCTCCAGTAATCGATACTTGATCACCTACTCTAAGTTCTACATCAAATAAAGTTCCTACTCCTACAATAGCACCAGTTGATTGAGTCCATGCAACCCCCGATCCAGTTAGTGTCGTTTCTGGTCTGTCGCCAGGGCAAACGGATACTTTTAAACTATTTCCAAGAGCTCCTGCCCATTTTGCGATTGCCCATCCGTCATTTGCGTAACCAGCTACACCACCACCTTCTGCACCACCTTGTTCTGAATCGTAATTGGTGTAATAATCTTCGGATGTTTTGACTTGAACATTAACGTATGCAGCAGTATTTGCGGCAGCATTAAGAGGTGCAGCGGCATTACCTGAAGTAGTATTTGCGGCACGAACAAGATTCAATGCATTCGTATACCCCAAGAAGTTTGCGGCTGTGAAAAAATGTTCATGATTGTTGTCATCTGGTTTTTGAAAATCGTTTACGAGTTGATCTTCATCCGTAACCAAAGTTACTTCTTCTATGGGGCCCCAATGAAATCTTCCAGCAAATCCACCAGTAGATGTTGCAGCAGCAACAACCGCTCCGGTTAAATCAATTTCAGAAGTGTTTACGCCCGGACTTACTTGAAAAGCCATTTTTGTTCTCCGTTATATTTGTGAGTTTCGTAATAATTCTATTACTCTATAGAATATTTATAAATACTCGTAATTGATGAATAATATTTAGTGTACGGTAAATATGAAGTTTCCACAAAAAGTCATAACTCGTTTCAATATTAAAGTTAATAAAACAGATAATTGTCATCTTTGGAACGCAGCAAAACAAAAACAAGGATATGGCATGTTTTCCATTTTTGGGAAATCTATGCCCGCACACCGATTTTCATACCTTTTGCACAAAGGAAATATTGCTGAAAATATGGTTGTTCATCAAACCTGTGAAAACAATGGTTGTGTAAATCCAATTCATCTCATACTTCAAACCAAAAGTCAAAATAAAAAAAGTTATACTTCTGTACGTGTCAGTCGAGAAATGATAGAAAAAGAAAGTGTCAAGTATCTCTATCGACTTCGCAATCTTCGACCAGAATTTGAAAAAGAAATTGATGCGTTGTTGTTATTATTAGTTACAGAAAAAACAAATGAAGAAATAGATGATTTTGGTTTTTCTTCTGAGAGTAAAAATAAAAACGGATATCTTTAATAATATTCATGTTGCCATTCCTCCCCGGCCGGTTTCCAAACATTATCATCGCCTGGAATTAAAGTATCTTCATCTTGACCATCTTCTATAAATCCAAAAGGAACCAACTCTTCTTCAATCATCTTCATTTGTTCTGCAAACATTTTTTCTCGTATATCTTGGTCTGTGAGTTCTCTGAAATACCTCTGTTGCACTAACCAAGAAAAGAGAACACACCCCATCACTAAATCATCGTGAGCTCCATCATCTGCTTCCCATGAAGTACTCTTTCCAATAAAAGTTGTCAACTCACTTATTGTTTCAAAATCTTCAATGAGTAGATTGTCTCTTTCAATTAAATCCTTGAGAGTTGCACATCCGATTCGTTTGACCTGTTTCGTTGTACGGATTCCCATCGATACGTTCTTGGAAAACCCCCCACCAATTTGTTGTCCGTTTCTACCATGCATTGTAACCATCATCATGTTTTCATATTCCATATCATGATAAAGAATATCGGCCACTTGTTGTCCGATATCATTCACCTCTACCAGAACAAATGCTTCGTTATATTTCTGTGCAGTTGTAAAGATAATATTAGGATACAACATCGGTGATATGTCATTCTTCCGATACTTCCCAACTTGTCGATAAGGTTGTTTTGTAACATCAAATATCGAAAATGCAGAATAATCAAGTCCAACTCCTCTCGCAACAT